TCTTCTCAGCCTTGCTAGTATTTACATTGATCTCTATTTCTTTCTTAACCGCCATCTAATTTGTTCTTTAGCTTCGCTCCACTTAGTGAGAATCTTCCATTCTCCTTTAGCTATCATCAAATCCTGATCTGTAGCTTCTACTTTCTGAAGTTGCTCAATTATAAAACCCAAGTCCATCACACATCGTTTAGAAGTTCCAAAGTAGCCTCCTGAGTTCTCAGGTTTATCTGGATCTCATTAATAACATATCTCCTTCCATTGATATCTAACTTATCATTCATCCTCAACTGAGAAGAGACACTAAAAGGCAGTATCGCCTTCATCTGATATATCCTCCTGCTAGTTGAGTAGAGATCAGTGATATAATCTTCCCAGAATTGATTGTATAAGGTCTGCACGAAACTCTGCTCATGAAGAGGATCAACTTCAAGTCCATAGGTTAGCATTTGCGTTACATCTGCTGCAACTCTGTTATTTATATTTCCACATAGATACACTTGATTAGAGGCAGTGGTTGTTCTTCCTGATTCATCTAGGAATCCAATTGGATAGGATGAGATGTTTAATGTGCTTGGTGAGTAGAAGATTACAGGCTGACCGATATACGGATCTCCTTCCTTATCAATACTCTTTCCTACTAGGAAATTCACAATACCATTGCTAGGATCATCTAACTTCTGATATTTCATTAATTCAAATGTTGATTCAGCACTCAACTCTCCACCATCAAAGGTAAAGTCTGCTCTCAGATCTCCATATCCTATACCTCCGTTTGTGTTTCTGTATGCCTCCTCTAGATATGATCCAGATTCCTGATACTTGAATGAGATCCTTCTATAGAGTTCTGGCTTCGTAACTTTCTCAGAAGATATATCTACATGATCAGTAATATCATAGTTAGATCCTAAAGCATACCAATCATCTAGTGGCTCTACAATAAACTTAGTCCTGCTTGTTGGCTCAATCACTAGATTAAACATCTTCACTAGACCTAGAATGAAATCATAGACCTTCTGCTCAGGCATCTGATCACTCATGATAACATCTGTATTGAATGATTGAGGAGTTGAAGTAGATGCAGTAAATGATACTACTCCTGCTCCTGAAGGTCTTCCATCGCTACTACATGAATCAATAGTAATAGTATTTCCATTCCAATCAATAGGAGGCGAGAATCTTATCTGTACCTTATCTCCTCCACTTAGCCAAGCATTAAGATATACCTCTTCATTAGTTACACTTCCTGAATGTTGTCTGCTCATTACATACTGACCATTCACATACCAATGTAATTGATAGTCATCTGAAGATGTAATTGAATATCTCCAAATTAAACTTGTGGTAAATGGGCCATTTGTATAGGTGTCTGTAGTAACATCAAACAATCCTGTAGCTGAGGTAAAATCAATCTTTTCAGCAGTATATCCATTCGCCTGATCAAAGAACATATACCCCTCTCTTCTATGTCCCCATAGGAATAAATCTGTGAACTTTGAGTTACTGAAGAAGGTAGATGTGAAAGTGATTCCATACTTACTCTCAATCGCATCTATCAACTTGCTGATCCTGATAGCAGGTTTTAACTCATAGTAATCTAAGCCATGATTATCATTACTGGTATGATAGGCGATATCATTATCATCGTGAGTGCTTGAGGCACTATCATAAAACCAATCATTAACAGGAGATATTAATGGATAGATAACATTCCCAGAATGAAGAGGAGTAGTTCCTTCCATTGCTCCTCTAATCACTGCACCATCATAGGCGTGGTCATATGCTGATAAATCAAGATCCGTTAATTCATCCTCACCGAATAAATCTTTGAGATTTACCCCTGCAGAAAAGAACACAACCTCATAAGCAGAAGGCTTACCATTAACCATATCCACAGACATCAACTCAATAGAACCCTCTCTGAATAATTCCTTATTCATAAAGATTGTAGCATCCTGTCTTAGTGCTGCATTAAACCCTCCTGAGATATCAGCATTATAGTAATGCTTAAATACATCATTATTCTGCCTTGAGGCAGGTACTTGAAAGTTCTGAGTGAAATCAGTAAAGAGCCTAGATATATCTTTTATATTCTGAATGCTCAATGTGATATTCACATCCTCATCCTTAAAGGTGTCTATTCTCTCTGATCCTATATAGATCTCTATCATAGCATTGCATTATCAGGTGTTGCAAACTCTACCTGTATTGTATAATTGATAGTCTTCTCATTGATATGCTTCTGGAGTCTTAGAGATTCGGTCAATACATTGACTGCTCTAAAATCCTGTGCTATCGTGTAAGTATCTTGAACTCTTGTAGTCGTTCTATTGATAGTCATCACTACATAAGGACTCATCAATAACTGCTCTAGATTCTCATTAGATACCTCTTCAATGAATCCTGTATTCATCGTGATTATCTTGCTCATCTCCTCATTATAGGATCTCTTGCCTCTCGCTTGATCTCCCCAAGTATATCCAGATGCTGATGCTGAACCTATCACTGATCTGTAACTCTCCTTACTTACATCTAAATCAGTATCTGACCTCTTAAAGAAGGTCATTGTATCCCACATTCCATATCTGTTAATGTACTGCAGTTGAATAGGAGTATACTTAGGCTCACATTGATTGTAGAATCTTCTACTATCTACTACTGCATCACTAGAGTCTAGTATCTGGACATCCCACCAATCTAACAAGCGAGGCTCTGATAATCCTAAGCCCTCTGTAAAGACATAATTAGATAGATTAGGAATACCCACAGGGAACAACAGAACTCTATCCTCTGCATCTTCTCCTGTCTGATTACTTACTACTATCGTATCATTAGAAGCATCAGATCCTACTAGCTTAATCTTTACTACATCAGTCTGATAGCTACTGCCTACATCACCTAAGTAGATAGGCATATTGTAAGTATCAAACTCATAGAAATACTTATCCTGATCTTCAATCAAGATAGCCTGTCCTAGATCCTTATTTGAGCCATCAGTGAACTTACTATATCCATCTGTAACTAAGAAGCGAGTAGTAGTGCCTGTATCATTTACGACATTAGGATCATCTAAATACTCAATATCATAATCTACCTCAACCCATAATAGAGCATCTGGAGACATCGTTACTAGATCTTCTGTATCTAACTTACTTACTCGCTGATTGAATTCATTCTCTAAGATAGGAGCGATATCAGCAGTTGGAAATGCATCAACAAATCCTGATGTTCTATCTATCGTGTAAGTAGGAGATGCAGGTCTTACATCCTTATCTCCTGTCCAAGCATAGATCTCTAACTTAAAATAATAGATATCACTTGCTGAACTACCTGTACCATTCCAAGTAATGAGGATAGGTGATCTCGTTCCTAATAATCCTGTTGGGCTAATTACCGCCATCTTTATACTGCTCGTTTAATTTGTCTATTGTAAACTCTAGAAAATCCTCTACATCTAGAGCATATGCCTCTACTATCTCATTAGGGAGTTTAGCATATCCTAAGTTAAATGGTCTAGAATAGAAGTTAGATGCAGGGATGCCCTTCTTACCAATGCTCTTGACTATCGCCCAAGCCGTTTGATCATAACTCTGGAATTTCCCCTTATTGCTTCTGAACTGAATCCTGCGATCCTGTACCCATTTCCTTAGTGGTGAGAATGGAGGATTCTTTCCTGCCTTCCTTCCCTTATCTACCCACTCACCATATTCATTCATCAGGAAGTCAAACTCAAAAGAGTTCGGCATAGCCTTCACATCAAAGTCCAGAGATTCATAGAGGCTATTAGTTACATTCTTCTTCTTTCTCGTAAGGTTCTTTCTAGACTCCTTAACAAGATACTTACCGAACTTATCTAATGCCTTCTTTGTATTCTCTCCGTTCATCTAGCAGATGTTATTAGGATTGATTGCTTCTATCTGGAGTGTTGCCTTCCATCCACAGATGTTAGATTCCATCTCCTCATCAAAAGGCTCTGCAACAGGATCATTAATCAATCTGAAGTAGGCATCATATTCTGTCCCTCTCCTGAAGGTGGCTAATATCTCAGATATTGCTGAAAGAGTCCTATGATAGATATCCTGCTTCATCATATTCCCCTCATACAGATCCTTAGCCTCTTTGCTATAATCTACGATATCCATCACCAGAAGATCAAACTCATAAGTAATGGTTCTCTCTCCTAGAGTTGCCGTTCCTGTCATTACATGAGCAATAGGAAACATATCCTGCTTCCTGAAATCTAGATCAAAGATATCTCCCCAAGTTACTTGGTTGATCTGATCATTTGCTGATGCAGCACTCTCAAGTGCTTCTGTTATTTGATAGTATCCCTTCTTCATATAATTAAAAAACCCTATTCGCTAAAATAGGGCTAAAAAAAAGAGGAGATCCACCACAGACCTCCTCAACCAAACCAATCTAGCGAACCACCACTAGATACCTAAATGCTCATCATCATCCTCATCCCTACATCTGCAATCGTAGTAATCTGGATCTTTTGATTCTCCGCAGACACTACAAGTGCTATCGTGATAATTCTGATAGCTTTCTAATTCCCAATCTAAGTAACTCATGACTCAAAGAAGTTGATGATGTTAGTCAATGTGCATTCAAAACCGAATACTGCTGCTACTCTATGACATTGGTTTAATGTAAGATCTAAGCAGTATCTGTTCTCCTTTAATCCTGTGATTAATGCCTTCGTTGAATAAGGAAACTTGATCATCTCCTGATCTAATACTTTTAAAGCCTCTGGGCTTAACTTGTCGTATAAATTCATCTCTCTTGTATTTATAATTGGGAGGGTTTCCCCTCCCCTGATTATTTATTAGTGAACTAATGTAATCTTTGTGTCCTCTTTTATATTTAAGTAAGCAGTCCAGTTACCGCCTTCTGGTGCTCCATATAATCTAACTTCTTCTTTAGTGTTAGGCACTTGAGCAGTAACCTTAACTATTCTCTTTCCATTCTTTAAGAACTTTTCGCCTAATGCCGTTATTGTTGCATTTGGTGCGCCTTGTGCGCTAATAACATTTCCTACTTTTAAATCTTTTGCTTGAACTTTCATCTCTCTCTTTGTTTGATACTCAAAGATATGATAAATCTTTTTTAATAACCTAGCCTAATGTTGATTTTTTTTCATGATAGATTTCTCAACCTCATTCTTATCTATCTCATACTCCAGATATGTGAGTGCAGTTCTTAGAGGTAACTCCGTTACTTTCTCAAATTGTAGGAGATCTCCTTTAGCAATCTGATGTACTGCTCCATACCATCCCCACTTCCTAGAGAAGTTGGATTGTGCATCATATCCTTCCTCTCCTCCTTCTCCAAAGATTGTAGGAAAGTTATCTGTAAGTTGGTGGCGATACGATAAAAAAAAAGCAGACACCCCATAAAGACATCAGCACTTAGATCCTCAAACCCATTCCCATTATGGGACTCTGGATCATAATTCTCAATGCTATGCCTTCCAAACATCTTCTTAGTGATAGGTCTATATAAGACTCCTAATATCCTCTCAGCGTTCTTATATGGATCTTGTAGGTAGGTATCCAGATCAATATACTCTCCCATAGAGATATCTTCTATCTTAGGATGAAATCCATACTCCTTACCCTTGAATGTGAATGTCTTTACTAGGTTAGGCTTTTCAGCCAATACGATACCTATCTGATTCCTGATCTCATCAAGATCTTTCTTCTTCATCGCTTCCTGCTGACTAGGAGTCAAGCCACAGAACTGATATAAGGCTATCTCATCACCATTCTCCTCATTAGCCATAAGGATGAACTTCTTGTATGCTGATAGTTTTATATCTGATAGATTCTCTGGAATCTCTATGCTAACGGATTGCGTATCTCCCATAGTTAGGTTTGCTTAGTTTGTTATATACTCCATACCTGATAGCATCTATCAAGTGATTGTACTTATCCTCTGGCTTATTCAGGAGGTTACCATTCTTATCCTCCATCCACTTATAATTCTCCATCTCCTTCATGAGATTAGAGCCTATGATATGAATCTTAAATCTCTTCAGCATATCTATCCCTGCATTGACTGAATCTGATCCCTTAGCCGT